GAGGAAAATGTCTTCCGCAGGTTGGCAAACGTCATCACCACCTCTTCCGGTGATCGTAAAATTCCTGTCGTAGCATCCAAGGGCACGGCTTCGTGGATTGATGAGGAGGGCAGCATCCCGGATAGTGACGACGCCTTCGGCCAGGTGTCCATCGGCGCCTACAAGCTGGGCACGCTCATTAAGGTGTCCGAAGAACTCCTTAACGACAATGTGTTCAACCTGGAAGCCTACATCTCCAGGGAGTTCGCACGCCGGATCGGCAACAAGGAAGAGGAATCCTTTTTCTTGGGCGACGGCTCCGGCAAGCCCACCGGCATCCTGGCAGCCACGGGTGGCGCTCAGATCGGCGTAACCACGGCAGGAGCTACCGCCCTCACCATTGACGAACTGCTCGACCTGTTCTACAGCCTCAAAGCGCCCTACCGCAACAGGGCCGCCTTTGTGATGAACGATGCCACCGTCAAGGCCATCCGCAAGCTGAAAGACGGCCAGGGCCAGTATCTGTGGCAGCCCTCCCTGCAAGCGGGTACGCCTGACACCATTTTGAACCGTCCTGTTTACACTTCCGCCTATGTTCCCACCATCGCTGCCAGCGCCAAGACCATTGTGTTCGGGGACTTCAGCTATTACTGGGTGGCCGACCGTCAAGGGCGGGTGTTCAAGCGCCTTAACGAGCTCTTTGCTGTCACGGGGCAGGTGGGCTTCGTTGCCACCCAGCGCGTGGACGGCAAGCTGATCCTGCCGGAGGCCGTCAAGGTTCTCCAGCAGAAGGCTTAAGGAGGGATGAACCATGAGATACAACGCCAAGAACTACACCGAACAGGGCGGCGAAAAGACCGTCATCGGCGGCACGTTGGAGATCAAGGAGGGGGCCTCGGTAACGGGGCTCTCTCCCTTTCTTCTGGAGCCTGCCACAGAAACGACCCTGGGCGGTGTCAGGGCAGCCGCGAACCAAGCGGACAGCACGGCCACCGAGGTCACAGGTCTGGTAACTGACTTCAACAGCCTGCTCTTCAAGCTGAAGGCGGCGGGCCTAATGCAGGACAATTCACAAAACTGAGCATGAGGAGGTGGGCGGGATGACGGAAGGAGATCTGCTTCAAATAGTCAAGGCGCATCTCATTCTCCAGCATGATGAGGATGATGACCTGCTCCTCCGGCTCATTGCTGCCGCCACGGGCTATGCCGAAGGCTACCAGCACTTGCACGCTGGGCACTACGCAGAGCACAACATGCCGCCCACCACCGAGCAGGCGGTGATCATGCTGTCGAGCCATTTCTATGAAAGCAGGGATGGCTCGACTGCGGGCTTTTTCGCAGACAGCGTTCAGGCTTCGCAGCAGGTGTGGAACACAGTCAATGCGCTTCTGCGGCTTGACCGGGATTGGAAGGTGTGAGCATGAGCTACGGGAAAATGAACTGCTTCATTGACATCCTCTCTACCCAACCCATCAAGGACAGCGAGGGTTTCGTGACCACAGGGGATGTGGTGCTGGCCAGTGTCCGTGCCTACAAGGAAAACAAGCATGGCTCGGAGCGCTGGGCGAACAGGGCGGCGTTCAGCGAAGCGACTGCCCTCTTCCGCTTCCGGTTGATACCGAATGTAAGCATCGATACTTCGCTCCACATTGCCGATGTGGACGGCAGATACAACATCTTGAGTGCTGAGGATGTGCGCGGGCGCGGCATGTACATTGAATGCCTGTGCGAACGAATCGAAGGGAGTGTGGCGTGATGGCCAAGGCCGAAACCAAGATGCCCGAAGAATTTCTCCTGAAGCTGTCCCGGCTGGGCGACAAGACAGACGAGATCATCCCCAGGGTGCTGGAAGCGGGCGGCGAGGTCGCGTTGGCGAAGGTCAAGGGCAATCTCTCCTCCGCTGTCGGACGCGAGACTAAAGAGAAAAGCCGCGCCACGGGTGAGCTGCAACGTTCACTCGGCTTATCACCCGCTAAACAAAAACGAGACGGCTCCGGCTGGGACATCAAGGTCGGTTTTGCCGAGCCCAGGAGCGATGGCGGCAGCAATGCCAAGATTGCCAACATTCTGGAATATGGGAAGCACGGGCAGCCGGCAAGGCCCTTTCTGAAGCCCGCCCGAACGCAATCAAGGAAGCCCGCAATCGAGGCGATGAAGAAAAAATTCGAGCAAGAGGTGGAGAACCTATGAGCATCCTGCAGGAGCTGACTGCCCTGCTCTCTCCCATCCTGCCGGTGGAGACGGGCATTTTCTCACGCGTCCCGCCTGATGAATATCTGGTGCTGACACCCATGGCGGATGCGTTTCCTTTGTTCGGGGATAACGCACCCCTCCTTGATGTGGCCGAGGTACGGATATCCCTGTTTTCAAAAGGCAATTACATCAGACGAAAGAACCAGATCACCGGCGCTCTGCTCGGGGCGGCGTTCACCATCACCGGCCGCAGATATGTCGAGCATGAGGATGATACAGGCTATCACCACTATGCCATTGACGCGGCGAAACATTATGAATTGGAGGATTGACCATGGCAACGATTGGTCTTGACAGACTGTATTACGCAAAGATCACAGAGGGCTCGGACGGCGAGGAAACCTATGGCGTCCCGGCGCCGCTGGCCAAGGCGATGACGGCAGAGCTGTCCATTGAACTGGCGGAGGCCGTGCTGTATGCCGATGACGGCGCGGCGGAGGTGATCAAGGACTTTAAGTCCGGCACGCTGTCTTTAGGCGTGGACGATATCGGCATCGAAGCCGCAAGTGACCTGACAGGCGCTGTGGCCGACGACAATGGCGTGCTCATCTCCGCCAGCGAGAACTCGGGCACGCCTGCGGCCATCGGCTTTCGGGCGATGAAGCCCGACGGCAAATACCGCTACTTCTGGCTGTACAAGGTGAAGTTCGGCATCCCGGCCACCAACCTGCAGACCAAGGGCGAGTCCATTACCTTCTCCACACCGACCATTGAGGGGACGGTGCTGCGCCGCAACAAGTTGGATGGCTTGGGGAAGCATCCCTGGAAGGCTGAGGCGACCGAGGGTGCTGCGGGTGTCGCGGCGGCGACCATCTCCGGATGGTTCACAGAGGTCTACGAACCGGTGTATGCGCCGGACGGCGAGTAAGGCATGAAGGAGACAAAGACTATGGATACAGAACGAAACGCTGCCATCCTGATCGGCGGGCAACCCTATGAGCTGACCCTCACCACCCGCGCCACCAAGGAGATCGCGCGCAGGTACGGCGGCTTGGAGAACCTGGGCGAGAAGCTCATGAAGTCAGAGAATTTCGAGATGGCGCTGGACGAGGTGGTATGGCTCCTGACGATGCTGGCCAACCAGGCGATCCTGGCGCGGAATCTGAGGAACAAGGACAAGCCCGAGCCCCTGCTGACGGAGGACGAGGTTGAACTGCTCACCTCCCCGCTGGAGTTGGCAGATTACAAGACAGCCATCACCGAGGCGATGTACAAGGGCACCAAGCGCAACGTGGAGAGCGAGGAAGAAGGCTCAAAAAACGCGGAAGTCGGGTAAAGGATGAGGAAACCTTTACCCGGCTTTTCTATTACGGTACGGTTCAGATGGGCATGAGCACAGACGAGTTCTGGCTTATGCCCATTGGGCTGTTCCTGGATTTATGGTGTTGTCACAAGCAGTTCCTCGGTATGGAGAAACCCAAGAGGAACTGGACAATTGATGATGTGATCCCGACAGGGCTATAATTATATTCATCAAATGATTTGCTCCTACTAAAAAAGACCTGCCTGTTCACGTTCTTGTCTTCTGGTTTATGTTCGAGTATACTTGCTTCATAAAAGTCAACAACTGAGGTGAAAACATGGAGTTTGAGGATGTATGGGCTAATATCGTTTGTCATGTAGGTGAAGAGTTCTATACAAAGACAGGGTTATCATTCATGTATAAAATGGTTGGCAACAATGTTGTGCCGGATCGGACAAACTATCCTCTGTCCAAAGCCAACTTTGAGAAAGCTGCCCGGGTTGATCCGCTCGATGGCCCGGGGCAGATCAATAATTTGGTCAGAGGCCCTGCCTATGTTTATGCAATACTAACAGATAAACGAATACGTTAAACCTGGCTGCAAGCTGCCGCCAGATTCATAGTCCTTTCAGGAGCAATCGTAAGGTTGCTCCTTTTTTATGCCCAAAAGGAGGTGACACGGCATGGCAGACAACTTCGGGCTCAAGATAGGCATAGAGGGCGAGAAGGAGTTCAAGAAAGCACTTTCGGACATCAACCAGAGCTTCAAGGTGCTTGGCTCGGAAATGCAGCTGGTATCAAGTTCCTTTGACAAGAACGACAAGTCCGTCCAAGCCGCCGCCGCCCGCAACGCCGTCCTCAACAAGGAGATCGACGCCCAGAAAGAAAAGATCACCACACTAAAGGCCGCGCTGGACAACGCGGCCTCTTCCTTTGGCGAGAATGACCGCCGCACCCAGAACTGGCAGATCCAGCTGAACAAGGCACAGGCCGAACTCAACGGCATGGAGCGCGAACTGGAAGAATCCGCTGAAGGCGCAGACGAACTGGGCGAAGAACTCACCGACTCGGGCGATGCTGCCGAAAAATCCGGCGGCAAATTCGAAAAGCTGGGTAGCGTGCTCAGCGGGATCGGCAAGACCATGGGCGCTGTCGCCATCGCAGCAGGTGCCGCCGCCATCAAGCTGGGCAAGGAAGTCGTCCAGCAGTTCGGCGAACTGGAGCAGAACCTCGGCGGCAGCGAGGCTGTATTCGGCGAGTATGCCGCATCCATCCAGAAAACAGGCGAGGAAGCTTACAAAAATCTCGGCGTTTCTCAGTCGCAGTACTTGGCCACGGCCAACAAGATGGGCGCATTGTTCCAAGGCTCTGGCATCCAACA